AGAAAAGTCATTGCATCGCTCAAGGCTTGCGTAGCCCCATACAGTTCAATTATTTCTTCTTTAATTTCTTCTTTGGTTTTCATGTGTTCTTCTCCTTCAGCTTGGCTTGAATCGCAAAATATAAACTTTCCCAATCGTGATGCTCTGCAACTAATTTTTGTTTATCCTCATCATTGAGTCCTACCCATGTGCGTTGTGGTTGGGTGTAAAGAGGAATGGTGTATTCTTCTTTTGAACCAGCTTCCTCCTCTCTAAACAAAGAAGTCTTACAAGCACCGTGTCTGTTCATCCACGCAACAGGCTCATCTTTTGTTTCTAGTTGTTCTTTATAAGTAGATTTAGATGCCATGTTTTGCACATCTTTTGTCAATCCTTCGTACTCAAGTATTGCTCTAGCAAACAATACAGGAAAGTCAGCCGTGCCAGTCGCTTCAACCAATCCCTCTGCTTTGCCACTCATGTGCAAATAAATGTTGTGTATTTCTTCATCAGTCATTCTTGTCCTCCATCTCTTTCAACATATGATTCAACGCCATCATTTGTTTACTTTTCTCCATGCGTTGGGCATGAAGAAAGATCATTACTTCTCCCAAGGCTTGCGTAGCCCCGTAAAGTTCAATGATTTTGTCTTTAATTTCTTGCTTGGTTTTCATTCTTGTCCCCTTGCACGAATAGCTTGAGCACAAACTAACTCAACCCTTAATGTGTAGTATTTCTTTAGTCATTAGATACTCCCATGTAATATTCGTTTCCTGCACTCATCCCTAACTTTAATCGGTATATCAGGCGTGATCTCTGACCAGTCGCATCTGTAAATCACAAAGCCTTGATGGGGCGCAAGTGACCAGATGCCTAGCGTAGTTAGTGCCGAGCAAATGACGGCTACCAATATGAATTTAAATATGTCACTCATAGTAACTCCTCGATATAAGACCCATAACTGCGTACGTGCAGATAGCAAACAAAACGCTAAGAACGACTGTGTCAGTCGTGATTGTTGATTCGATGCCTAGCACGGCTTTTTGTACCCAGTCTTGGTCAGGGTTGTGGTGGTTGTGTTTCGGCTCATAGTAGATACCGATCTTGACTTTGCCTGTGTCGTATGGTGTTATCTTACTCATGGTTGACCACCCATTAGTTTTATGATTAGTACTAAGTGTCGATTTACCTCTAGTAGTTCTACCCAACATAGTAGAACCATCAGCCATATGGATAGCTTCATTACGTTTTTTCCTTTTCATTTACGTCTCTCCAGTATGGGTAGGTTTGCCTCTGTGGGTACGTAGATAATTTGATTTTGACTGTGCTCAAGGTTGTTGATATACAGATAGCGTAGGTACGCTTCATTGTTGTTGAGTGAGTCACCTATGATCTTGTTTGCTTTTGCTACACCCTCGGCACGTATGACTTCAGCATCCGCTAATAACTTAGCGGACTCCATCTTGGCATGCGCCTCTTGTACGGCTACTTGCTTGGAGTAGTTGGCTTTCGCCAACTCAGCCTCGCCTCGCAAACCTTGCTCATACACATCGTATATCGGCATGCCGTACATACACCCACCAATACATAAAACAAACATCGCTAGAGTAAATATTCCTACTCTAATTAAAAATTTAAAATCATTCATACTGTACCTCCAAAGTATTTATGCAACTCCACATACAAAGCCTTGGCTTGTTGTAGCGATATGTCTCTGAGTAACCCCTCGATGTTCCAACGTACAACAGGCACTTCATTCTTAGGCTCGGGTATTGCTACAGGTCTGCGTGTTATTTCGACAGGTTTCTTTTTTTTGCCGTTGTGCAACTTCGTGCCATGCGCTTTGGCATACGATATTAAAGGCGTGTACTTATCTGTCTTGGCAAACAACTCGTTGCACACAGGGTCTCGCACCACCATGCCTACCTTTATGAATTGCCCGATCATGGTCTCGGTCGTGACGGTCTTGATACCCTGCTTGTACATGGCATCTATGACATTTTTAGATACGCATCCCTCGTTGTCTCTGATGTAATTAAATATGATTTCGCTTTTTGACATTGGCTTCTCCTGTTGTTTATTTTCTGGCTCTGTCCATTCGTTGATGGCTTTTTGTAGTGCGTCTTGTAGTGATGGCATTTACTCCTCCTTGTCGTTGTGTCTAACATTATACATATTTTGCAGGTCATCGAACCTAGCAAGCAGGCTGCGCATCAGCCCATACTTATGGTCGTTCTGTTCAAAGTTAGCGCTCACTGATATGCCAAGGCGCAGCGCCTGGCATATCAGGTCGATCTCCTTATCGTGCAGTACGATGGATTTGGATACACAGGGTTTACTCTTAATCATTTGTTTTCTCCTGAGTTAGAAAGTCGGGAAGAATTCTTCCCGACACTTGGTTACGCTATGTTTGATGGCACATCTATCTCACGCTTACACCAGTCGAAGTAGTAGCAGATGCAACTAGAGATGCGCGAGTCGTACGCAACGTCAAGCAAACCGCCGATGTCTTCAAACGCAATCATCCGATTGATCTCCTCCTCAGCGGCAGTGAAGTCGATGTTGTTTGTGTCACGCATGATTGGTGCGAACGTGTCGAACAGTAGCACTAGGGTATCTTCCGGGTCTAAGTCGATTAAGTCCATCATGAGTGTTGAGTTGCACTCGGTAAGTGCACGCTCGATGAGCGCGATACTGTTGTCAGGATCATAGCTCTCGGGCAGATCGTAGTCATCATCTAACCAGTTGGCGTGGTGTGCGGATACAGCGTTTGTCAGTGGCTGTGTAAGCACAAGGGGCTTGGTTGTCTGTGTCTTCTTAGTCCAGTCGTACGCATAGTCATAGTCGTCATAGTCATACTCGAAACCCGAATACTTACTGTAGCGTGTTGAATACTTGGTGCTTGTATAGTAGTTGGGGATGAGACGACTTGGTTTCCATGCGTATGTGTTACTGAACCATAGACCATCATGCTCGATGCCTTGGTCATAGTTAACGTGCGACATCTTGCCGTCACCATCCATGAACACAAAGCGATTGTCACCGATGAACTCGGATAGCATGTCAAGATACGACTGGTTGTGCACGAGAGCAGGATGCTCGGCGACTGGGCTTGCAACGAAGTCTTTGATGAAGTGCCATGTGTCAGACTTGGTTGTGTCGGCTTTGTTGCCTGTGTGCAGTACGCCGTTGTGCATCATAGCCACATAGCCAGGGATGACATCGTAAGGATGGCAGTTGGTCATGTCGGTGTTGCCGTGCGTAGTCCAACGAAAGTGAATAGCCAACTCACGATCATCTTGCGGTAGCTTTTGTATGAACGCAGTCGCATCGGCGAGTGTCTTGGGTAGTACCTTGACAACCTTAAGACCTTTGCTTGTTGCGTACATGATGCCGATACCATCAGGATTGGACGAATACACATCGGCTAGCATGCCGTTTGTGTTGAGCAAAGTTGAACGAATGTTTGTAGATTTACCAGTAATAATTAAACACATATTAAATTCTCCTGTAGTTATTGATTAGATTGATTGTGGTTGCTCGGAACATGTGTTCTCGATAGCGTGGTGTGATGGCTCGATGAGTGATTCTTGTTTCTTAGCACGACGACGTACGCCGTACCAGTCAGCAAGATTTGGATACACATTGTTGGTAGTCTTCAGCCATTCGATGAAGTGCATCTTGTCTAGCTCACGCCACGATGCAACACGGCAGAACATAACACACGCATGAGCGAACTCGATCTGTGCAAGCAGTCGCTCTTTCTTGAGCGATGATCTAAAGATGCGTAGCTCGACTGTGTCGTAGTCTTTGCCGTTGACATAAGTGTTGTCGCGTATCTGTAAACGCCTAGCCTCACTGCTCGATAGGTTCTGTGTATTGATCATGTAGTAACGATCAGATGATTTACCCTTACTTGCCTTGGCTGGGTTTTGTAATATCTCACGACCCTCGACTTGGCAGTACTGTTGCGCCTGTCTATCCTTGAGTGGATGACGACCTGCAATCTTGCGAACGAACTGCATATTCTCCTCTGAGTTTATGAGCATGACAAACTTACCGAATGTCAGCGGTGTAAACGCATGCGAATGAATATGAATGTGCATACCGCAGTTGCCTACGTCCCACGCACGATACGAGTCGTTTATCTGCCAAGACTTGAACCGCTTGATGTGCTCGGTCAGTCCACGAGGAGCCGTGACAATCTCAAGACCATTGCTTGGTAGCGAGCCGTCAGACTTACACACGCAGTAGTTCTCACCGAGTTGCGCACGCACATCAACGACCGCATCTCTTACACGCATATCGTCACCGCTTGTCATCTCGAACTCGATACCCATGAGGAAGTCACCATGCGCTGAGGATACGATCTTTGAGTCAGACAGTAGTATGCGGGTCACATTGGTCGAGTAGTCGAGCAGATGTGTTGGGTCACAATGATTATCCTCGTCACAGTCCTCATCATTATCGTCCTCTGGATATGAGTAAAAAGAACCATCGTTGTGCTCGAAGTACTCTTCGTTGTTGCGGTTCCAGTACTGATCCTCATCCTCGATGTACACATAGTCATCCTCAAAGCATGCGTTGCATACCTCGTCACGATACCTACGACCAAGACCTGTGTGTAGATCATCACGTCTCGCGACGTGACCGCAAGTACTTGCACGCTCCAGTGATGTACTGATGCCCTTGTTCTCAAGCACACTTGATATTTTATCGAACACAGTAGAGAACCGATCGTTGTCGTATTCATAGCAGTCCATGAATATCTCCTCGAACTTGTTAACGACTGTGTCGATGTCTTCGGTTTTGTTTGAGAGCAGTTGCTTGATGACTGGGTTGAGTCTGGCAATGCTATCTCTGTACATCTCGTAGCGTGTAAGCTCCCATCGGTCTACTATATTGAAGCGACGTTCTTTGAACGTTATGTACCGCTTGTCACTGTCTTTGTTTAGCAGTCGTGTGTATTTGAGACGCATGAGATCATTGAACCTGCGACGATTGAAGTAGCTAATATGATCGGTCAAAATATCCCATGCTTTGCTAAGGAAGTAATAGCCATTGGTAAACATATTGGTCAGCGCATCGCCTTGCAACTCGACACCGCCTTCTTCAAGCAGTCGGTCTATTAAAGACTTCGAGTACAGCGAATGGTCACGGCTTGAAACGCCGGACGATACCTCTTGCCCGTTTAGCAATTCGTCGAGCACGTCCCCTCGCAGGTACACAGTTGCTATACGCTTGAACGCTACGATCACGATCTTTGCGCCGTCAAAATCTGTTGCTTTATTGAAATATATTTTCATTTGTTCTCTCCTGTTGTTAATAAATTTACACACTACTTACTTTGCTCGAGCATGTACTTATGCTGAGCCTCTTGGTACCCACGCTCGTTGTACCCACACATAAACGCCTCCCTCTCGGATGGCTTTATGAATCTGCCTGCATCCCCGAGCCTCTCAGCCCAAGCGTTGCACGCATCAATCGCACTCGGTGGTGCGACCCCTTTCTCGGATTTAAACTGAGCAACAAGTTGCTCTGCGATGGTCTTGTTTGTCATGGTGTTTCTCCTGTAATGACATGGCTAGTTTGCGGATCACGCTCGGCGTAGCCAGTGCCGTGCGTGTGTTGGGAAGAATTCTTCCCGGGCTTTCAACAATCATGGTGTGCATGCTTTACTCTATGCCGTGCCAGGTTCGGGGCACAACGTCTGTTGGTAGTAGTTGCTCGATGCGTTTGATGGCGTACTCCATGTGTCTAATGGTTGACTCAAGCTTTTCAGTCGGCTTGATTCGGTATTCGGTTTGGGCAACTGCCAACTCGTTGAGTGTGCGCTTGAGTAGCGCATCCCGTTGCCTTGTGTTGGGGCGTTGGGTTCGTTGGAAAGGTATCTTGCGCTTGGTCTTGGGTGCGCTGGGTATGTCATCAAACAATACCGATACCTCTACCTTCTTGGACTGCGGTATCCAATCCGTCCAGTGCACGCCCTTGTTTGGGATGTCCGACTCCTGCGCCAGTTGTGATGGCGTGAATGGTTTGCCGTCCTCATCCTTTAGTAACTGCATGGTGTCGAACTTGGAGATTAGCTTTTCCAGTAATCTTATGTACGCCTCAAACGCCAGTCGTCTTTCCTCTTGGTGCTTGCCGTTGTGTTTTACACCGACTCGTGCGTTGGTGAGTTCGTACTTGAGTGGGTTGATGAGATCGCCCCACTGTCGCTTGTGCATCTTGCGTGTGATACGTTCTATGCGTTGTGCTTCCTTCGCTTGAAGTATCGCAGTCTTCTTAAGCTCACGCTCGATGGGGTTGGGGTAGTTGTGCATGAGCTTGTTGTGTAGCTCACGCGGTGGCATGTCGATGTACTTTGTCATGATTAAGATCCTTTAATGTTACTTAGTCTCTGTTTGTGTCCAAGACTACGCTATTGTACTACTTTTCAGACACTCGTAACCCATTGTCAGCATTGGTTTTTTTACTGTTCTGTCCGCTTGTTCTATCATTTTTAAACAACTATAAAGCCAAACTAAAATTGGGAAGAAACCTTCCCAAGAAAGAATGGGCACGTATAGATAGATACTTCTATATATATAAATACATTTAAATTGATATATATATAGGACAAAAATTAAGGGACGCCAATAAACACGGGGCTTGCGAGATGTCCAAAGAGTAGGAAAGTTGCGTAGTCTTGGACAAAAGAGATTAAGCACATTTTTAGTGTTTTTTGTTACTTAATCTCTGTGCGACACCGCTTGTGAGCATGGCTTGCCTGAATTCCCAGTTGTAGGTCTCTTTGATAGGCGTGTTGGGTTTGGGTTGTGCTTTGCGTAGTTCGATACGAACGGCGAGTAGGTTGCGTAGGTTGTGGTCTTTCATGGTTATGCTCCTTGTAGTTGAAAGTAAGTGGCTCGGGATTCGGGGCTTGTGAAAGCGATAGGCTTGTCGCCTGTGAGTGCACCAAGATGGATGACGTACTCGCGCCATCTCTTGCTCTTACCCTTGGCAGGGTAGTGGTCTACGAACTCGGCAACACCGATGGGTGTGTCGATACGAACGGGTTTGGTAAATGTAGTTTTACGCATGATGTTTCTTCTGTGTTGAAATGATTAGGTTTTGTTAGACAAGGATTGGAACAGCGCAGAGACATCACATCTCTGCGCTCGGGAAGAATTCTTCCCAAGATTAAGCTACCTGCTTGAGTGCTTGGATAGCTTTGTTGATGTCGCCATCAAACATATTGATTAAGTACAAACATTCCTCCTTAATCTCTACTGACAAACGAAGACTGCGTTTGGGCTTGAGTGCAACCTTCTTGCCTGCCTCACGACTCTCGACAACGTGATAACCAAAGTCTGAACTCGCACGTTTGACTGACGCCTCAAGTTGAACGTTCTTCGCATTGCGTTCGACCCTGGTCATTGCAAGCATTGTCTCTGCCTGCTTTGCGCTATACCCTTGACCGATCAAGTGGTAGTACTGCCAGTCATAACGCATCTCTGCTTTGTGCTCGGCGGTTGTGTCCTCTGCGTGATACTCAATGTGCAGGTGCAATGTGTCTGCTCGATCCTTGCGAGCGTTCTTGCCGTACTGAGTTGCTAGTGCTTGTAAAGTTTTTTGTGTCATGGTAGTTCTCCTGTAATGACATTGATGTTTGGGAAGAATTCTTCCCGACTGAGTGCTAAAGCATTAGATGTACTACTGCTCCAACACTTTCAGTATCGCATTACGGGGTTTACAGCAAGGTCAAATAGACCCCTATGCAAGACCCACCATACCCCCATCCCCCTCTTTTAGACCATAGTGACCCTCCGCCCCCGAACACTGTTCCTCACCCGCTCCCACTATTCCTGTAATACCTTAGTATTATTATAAAAAATCCAAACACTTATTGTCTAACGTTAGACAACATTACATAAAAAAATCCCCCAAGCTGATTAGTGCAGCTTGGGGGCTAAAGGGGACCGTTGAGCCAAAGTCCCACAGGAGATAGCAAATGAACAAAGAGTTGCACATTTACCTGGTTATAGTGTACATTATCGGTACCGAGGTTGCAAGGACCACGCATGTTAGACCATCTACTTAATTTTGAACCTGAAGTAAGTGACAACTTCACTGATTTTGTTCCACTTGGAAAAGTGGAACCCTCGTCCGTTCTTGACGCTAAAGTTCGTACCGTAGACTGGCTCAAGTCTATGGGCGCAGTAGATGATGAAACACTAACCACCGAGCTAGACACTCAACACGCACGCAAGGCTTTTGCCAATCTCGTATCCGCCACACCTGACGAAATCACACATACATCGCTTGCTGAAATCAAAACGCCACAAGCCGTACGTCATTTGGTTACCATGCTTACCGCTTACGACTGGGAGTTTGTGGAGCGAGCCAAAGAACTCAGAGGCTACACGGTAGCTAAAATTTTGGAAGAATGTGAGAACCCGAGTGCCAGCATACGCCTCAAAGCGCTTGCGTTACTGGGTAAGGTCACAGAAGTCGGACTCTTTACAGACAAGATCGAGGTCAAGAAAACCGAGATGTCAGACGCAGAGATCGACTCCAAGATTAAAGAAAAGCTCAATCGGTTCATGGGTGTGGTAGACGTTACGGATGTGGGGGACGTTCTTGAAACTCAACGACTTAACGCTTAGTCCCCAAGAAATCCAGGCGCTGCAAGCCGCCCTTCCCCGTATGAGTACGGCGGAAAAGATTGAATTGATGGAGATGCTCGAGGTCAGAGAGCAAAGATTTAAAGTCCACACCGCCCAAAATAGCGTCCTTGAGTTTGCCAAACGGGTCTATCCAGGTTTTAAAGTGGGTCCCCACCACAGAAAACTAGCATCTATATTTGAAGCGGTGCTAAGTGGTGAGAAAAAACGAGTGATTATCAACATCGCGCCCCGTATGGGTAAGTCTGAGTTCAGCTCTTACCTGTTTCCTGCCTACTTTTTAGGCAAATTCCCCGAGAAAAAGATCATCATGGGTACCCACACCGCGGGTTTGTCTGAGGATTTTGGACGTAGGGTGCGAAACTTGATCAATTCGGAGGAGTTCCATGAGCTATTTCCCAACACCGAGGTCTCAGACGACCAAAAAGCCGCAGGCAAGTGGTCTACTTCAAGAGGTGGACAGTATTATGCAGCGGGTGTCGGTGGTGCACTTGCAGGACGTGGCGCGGATTTGTTCGTTATCGACGACCCCCACTCAGAGCAAGATGTCAAAGCGAATTCAAGACTGGCTTTTGATAATGCGTGGTCGTGGATGCAGACAGGACCGCTCCAGCGTTTGATGCCGGGCGGGGCGATCATTGTGATTATGACGCGTTGGGGACTGCTGGACCTGACGGGGCGCCTGATTGACTACCAAACAAGAAACCCCGACTCACCTAGATGGGAGATTGTGGAGCTGCCTGCGATACTGCACGAGGGCACGGAGAACGAGAAGTCGCTATGGCCTGAGCAGTGGCCGCTTGAGGCGCTGAAATCTGCAAAAGCATCTATTGATCCAAGGTATTGGAACGCACAGTACATGCAGCAGCCAACGAGCGACACCTCTGCGGTTATTGCAAGAAAGTCTTGGCGCGTTTGGACTCAGGACAGCCCACCTCCTTGTGAATATGTGATTCAGTCTTGGGATACGGCGTTTGAAACCAAGAACAATTCAGACTATTCAGCGTGCACAACGTGGGGCGTTTTCTACAACGAAGAAGAAAACATGAAGCCGCAAGTCATCTTACTGGATGCGTTCAAGGATAGAATGGCGTTTCCAGAACTCAAGGCAATTGCGCTCAAGCATTACAAAGAATGGGAGCCAGATGCGTTCATTGTGGAGAAAAAAGCCGCAGGTGCTCCACTGATTCAAGAGTTGCGTGCGATGGGCATACCTGTGCAAGAAACAAATCCGAGCAGAGGCAACGACAAGATGGTGCGTCTAAACGCCGTGTCTGATCTGTTCGCAAGCGGCATGGTCTGGGCACCAGACACACGCTGGGCTAGAGAGGTGATTGAAGAAGTTGCGTCATTCCCAGTCGGGGACAACGATGACTATGTGGATACAACGTCTCAAGCGTTGATGCGCTTTAGACAAGGCGGCTTTATTGCACTTGACTCAGATGAGCGCGATGAGCTAAGAACATTTAGGCGTAAAAGCGCTGCATACTATTAAGGACAGATATGGCAACCAATATTGATAAAGCACTTTACTCGGACACTCAGGGCATTGCTGCACAACACTCGGACGAACCCATTGAGATCGAGATCGTTGATCCAGAAGCGGTGCACATTACTGCTGGGGACATGGAGCTTGATATTGAAAAAGCCGAGGCAGAAGATTTTTATAAAAATTTAGCAGAAGACATGCCTGAAGCCGACATGGCAAGCATGGTGAGTGAGTTAGCATCTGCAATTGAGAACGACAAAGGTTCGCGCAAGGACTGGGAAAAAGCGTATGTAATGGGACTCAAACTGCTGGGTCTACAGTACGAAGAGAGAACGGAGCCTTGGAACGGAGCGTCGGGTGTCTTCCACCCAATGATTACAGAAGCCGTAGTTAGGTTCCAAAGTGAAACGATCACCGAGATGTTTCCCGCCCAAGGTCCCGTTCGTACTAAAATTTTAGGTAAAGAAACACCAGAGAAAAAAGAAGCTGCCATCCGTGTTGAGGATGATATGAATTATGAGCTGACCGAGGTGATGGTTGAGTTCAGACCCGAGCATGAGCGCATGCTCTGGAGCCTCCCCGCTACAGGCTCTGCGTTCAAAAAAGTGTACGACGACATCACACTTGGACGCCAAACATCCATGTTTGTACCTGCAGAAGATGTAATTTTGCCCTACGGTACGACCGATATGGACACTTGTTACCGTATGACCCACGTCATGCGCAAGACTAGAAATGACATATTAAAGCTACAAAAGGCGGGTTTTTACTTAGATTTTGAACTGCCAGACGCTACCCAGCTCAGGGACGACATCCAGAAAGCCAAGGATATGGAGACTGGATTCAACGACTTAAACGATGATCGTTATGTTATTTATGAAGTTCACGTTGACCTAGATTTAAAAGGTTACGAGGACAAAGATGACGATGGAAAAGAAACCGGGATTGCGTTACCATACGTTGTAACGCTGATCAAAGGGAGCAACAATGTCTTGTCAATTCGCAGGAACTGGAAAGAAGGGGACGAGAATAAACTCAAGCGACAGCACTTCGTCCACTACCAGTACATCCCAGGATTCGGAGCCTACGGCTTCGGACTCTTCCATCTTATTGGTGGATTTGCAAAGTCTGCCACCTCGATTATGCGTCAACTGGTGGACGCAGGAACTCTATCTAACCTCCCAGGCGGACTTAAATCGCGTGGGCTTCGCATTAAGGGTGATGACACGCCCATTGCACCAGGAGAATTCCGCGACGTTGATATTGCGTCGGGTCCGCTAAGAGACAACATACTACCGCTTCCGTACAAGGAGCCAAGTGCGGTTTTAGCTGGATTACTGGACAAGATTGTCGAAGAAGGACGTAGATTTGCCGCAACCGCTGATATGCAGATCAGCGATATGTCTAGCCAGGCACCAGTCGGTACTACCCTTGCACTTCTTGAGCGCCAGTTAAAAGTGATGACGGCGGTGCAAGCGCGTATGCACTACGCGTTCAAACAAGAGCTAAAGCTCCTTGCACACCTAATTAAAGAAGACACGCCAGTTGACTATGACTATGAGCCTGAGTACGGCTCTAAAAATGCCAAGCAGTCTGACTACGACCAAGTAGATATTATTCCGGTCAGTGATCCCAATGCAGCGACTATGTCTCAGCGTGTGGTGCAGTACCAAGCTGTGATTCAAATGGCGCAGATGGCACCAGACATTTACGATATGCCAGAGCTTCACAGACGTATGCTGGAGGTGATGAATATCAAAGGTGCGGACAAGCTGGTGCCATTACCAGAGGATCAAAAACCAAAAGACCCAGTCACAGAAAACCAGTGCATTATTAAGTTAGAACCCGTCAAAGCGTTCTTCTACCAAGACCACCAGTCGCACATTCAGGTGCACACTGCCATGATGCAAGACCCACTTGTGATGCAGCTCATTGGACAAAATCCAAACGCGCCAAAGATCCAAGCGGCAATGATGGCACATATTGCAGAGCACGTGGGCTTCCATTACAGACAACAAATTGAGCAGCGCCTGGGTATGCCTGTGCCCGACTCTGATAATGAGATGGCGCCCCAAATTGAGTTGCAACTCTCTAGCATGATGGCTCAAGCTGCGGCTCAGGTTCTGCAACAAAACCAACAGCAAGTTGCTCAGCAACAAGCTCAGCAACAAGCCCAAGACCCCCTCATTCAGATGCAACAACAAGAGTTGCAGATTCGTCAGCAAGAGGTGCAAATCAAGGCGCAAGAGGCTCAGGCTAAAGCGCAGCAAGCACAGGCAGCCTTGCAGCTTAAAGCGCAGGAAATGCAGGCTAGACAGGTCATGGAGGGTCGCAAACTTGAGGCAACCACAATGGAGAAAGCCGGGCGTATCCACATTGACAACAGACGACTTGATGCGGATACGATGGCAAAAGCCGCACAAGTACATAACAGCAACAAACAAACTGCTGTGGATAGCCAGTACAAGATGGAGCAAATCCGTGAGCAACGCAGAAATCGCAATGCAGATCTCATGAAACACGCGGACACGATGGAGAAACAAAACAAGGAGAAACCAACTAAATGATACAAAACTTCGCAGGTGCGCTGCGCAACCAAATACGCAAACAAATGAACGATTACGCTGACGATCTAGCAACAGGTCAGTGCACGACTTTTGATCAATATCAAAAACTTTGCGGGGTGATTTCGGGTCTAGCCATCGCAGAGGGTCTCTTACTTGACCTGCAAGAAAAGGTAGAAAAATCAGATGAGTGAACTCATACTTCCAGAGCGTTTAAAGCTCAAGCCAACGGTTGAAGTGATTGAACAAATTACAAAACCGCCAGAGAAAGACGAGGAAAAAGCAACATTGCTCCCTAACCCATCTGGGTACCGGTTGCTTTGTAGCGTACCCCAGGTCTCTAAAAAGATCGACGGTACTGAGCTAGACCTTGAGCGTCCTGACTTCTATGCCAAACAAGAAGACCACGCAACCACCGTGTTGTTTGTTCTAAAGGTTGGTCCAGATGCGTACGCAGATAAGACTAAGTTCCCAAGCGGACCTTGGTGCAAGGAAGGCGACTTCGTAATGGTACGTACCTACGCAGGTACGCGTTTCAAAATTTACGGCAACGAATTCCGGTTCATCAATGATGATCAGGTTGACGGTGTTGTAGATGATCCCCGCGGAATAACACGCGCATAAAAAGGAAAAAATATGGCAACATACGAAGGCGAAGATTTCAAATTCCCTGATGAAATCGAAGATAAGGGAAAACCCCAAGAGACACACAATGAAGACGATTTTGAAATTGAAATCATTGATGACACACCCGAGCGCGACCGAGGACGCAAGCCTCTTGATCGTGAAGTATTGGACCCAACAGATGAGGAAATCAACCAATACACCAAGGGTGCCCAAGACAGAATTAAAGAACTAACTCACGCAAGACATGACGAGAGACGCGCTAAAGAAGCGGCTCTTCGCGAACGTCAAGAGTTAGACAGACTGGCTCAGCAGTTGGTTGAGGAAAACAAACGCCTCAAACAAGTCGTCAATAGCGGCAGTGAGCAGTTCACACAAATGGCTAAGAGTGCGGCGGAAGCCGAACTTGAAAAAGCAAGGCGTGACTACAAGGCAGCGCAAGAATCGTTTGATTCAGATGCACTACTTGCGGCGCAAGAGGCTTTGACGGAAGCCAAAATGAAATTAGAGGCGGCAAAACATTTTCGTCCGACCCCTTTACAAGTTGAAAAAAATGATGTATATTCAACTCCACAGCAAACCCAAGCTGTGCAACCAGACGAAAAAACCCTGCGCTGGCAGGCTAAAAACCAGTGGTTTGGTGCACAAGGGTTTGAAGAAGTTACCAGCTTTGCACTAGGGCTGCATCAGAAATTAGTGAACTCCGGGGTTGACCCTCGCACAGACCAGTACTACGAGCAAATCGACGCTCGCATCAAAAAGACCTTTCCTGAAATATTTGGAGAGGCTACGGACAGAAGCTCTTCTGAATCCCCAAGGAAAACTCCCTCAGTGACTGCACCATCGACACGGTCGTCTGGAACTAAAAAAGTTCAGTTGACGACTACTCAAATGGCGCTTGCTAAGAAGTACAAGCTGGACCCCAAACTGTATTACGCTGAAATGATTAAATTGGAGAAACAAAATGGCTGATAACCGTACACCCCGTGACAATGTTACACGCGAAAAAGAAGCTCGATATGTATATACACCATCGAGTAAGTTGCCCGATCCAACACCCATACCAGGTATGTCTTTCCGCTGGATTGCTACCCATGTTATGAGCGTTGCGGACCCAACCAATGTGTCTAGAAAACGCAGAGACGGTTGGGAACCTGTGAAAGCAACTGACCATCCCGAGCTGATGCTTGAAGGAAACGCCAACGGCAACGTGGAAATTGGAGGCTTAATGCTATGCAAGATGCCTACAGAACGCGTTAAAGCGATGGACGAGTACTATCAAAAGCAAAATCAGTCTCAGATGGAGTCTGTAGACAACAACTTTTTGAAGAACCAATCCGCGCCCCAATACGGTAAATTGTTTTCTGAACGCCAGTCAACAAGTTCCAGAGGCAACGGGTTTGGTTTAGGTACTAAATAAACTCAGGAGTTCTAAATGGCATATCCTATCGTTCCCGCAGCTTACGGCTTAAAGCCTGTAAGTCTGTCAGGTGGTAGAGTGTTTTCTGGTTCCACCAGACTCATTCCTATCGCTTCTGGCTATGGCTACAACATGTTTGACGGCGATGTCGTTACAGCAAGTGGTGGTTCATTAGTCGTTACAACCCTTGGCGCAGCGTCTTCACCTGTTGCCGGTACTATTGGTGTTTTTGTTGGCGCTCAGTACGTCAACTCAATGAGCCAAACAGTCCGTGCACAATTCTACGCAGCTAACACAATCACTAACA